TCGCCACACGCAGAGCCTCAGCACTGGTCGGGTTATTGTCCGAGGACACACCCATCATCGACGGCGGAATACCCGTCATCGCGGACAGTTGAAGCGCATACGACCGGTACGCGTTGATGAATGGATCCAACGCCATACCAGTCAGCTGCTTAATGTCCGCACCCTCGGGGAGCGCCATCAGGTTACCCATGTACGCCTGCATCTTGTCCGGGTACTGGCGAATCATGTCATCCGCGCCGCGCCCAATAACGACACGCATAGGGGCGGCCGCGACCTCCTGCGCCATCTGAAGGTTCGTCAGCGTCCTAGAGGCCGCGTCAATGACCCCCGCAAGCTCACGCAGGTCAGAGCGCCCATACTTATCGTTGATGCGGGCACGGTTGAACATCGGGACGATGGAAGCACCCCACGAGTCCTCACGCCCCGACCCGTCGGACTTCCACCCGTAGTTGCCCTTCACCCAGAACTGGACGCCATCAGGCGTGTAGTAGGTGGCCCCCACCTTCCCGTCATCGCGACGGTAGATGACCATGCCCTCGATGAGCTCGCCACGGAAGTTGATCCGCACCCGGGCATGCTTCGCATCCACAGCACGGATCGACGCGAACTCATGCGTACCATCCGGGGGAGCGATCACCCAGTAGGCGACACCAGCGGCAATCGCCTCACTCGCAGCCAGATTGAACTGCGAATCCATGTCATTCGACTGCCACACCTTCCGGAGCAGATCAACGACACCGGTCTTCTCGTCGTCGGCGACACGGTAGCCGTCCGGGATGAGAATCTCCGTGAGCACGTCCACGGCCATCTTCGCGAACGGGGCCTGAAGCTCCAGGACCCTAGCTTTCTCCGGCAGGCTGATCCCCACCGCGTCGAGGCGCTTCTTGCCCTCGTAGTAGGCCTCGTAGGTGTTCGGGCGGTACGCGCCGGAAGCGAACTTCGCGGCCAGTTTCTCAAAGCTCATAGGAAGATACCCCATCCGCCTCTCGGCTGGTTCATGTCGGCCCACTCCTTACTGTCCTTGACATGACGATACAGCATGCGGGCGCCGATCATGCAGACCGCCAGGTCGATCTTCTTCGACGACTTCGGGGATTCCTTCTTCACGGACCAGCGCCCACGGAACTCGCTCACGCGACAGTTCGACACATGTTCACCCAGGGCGCTATCCCCATCGTGGGTGAACGTCTTCTGTTGAATCTCAGCGAACGCGATCTCCGCCGCCTCAGCGAACTGGTAGGAGTGCGACCGCATATCCCAGGCGATAGGAGACGCCGACATGCCGCCCTTCACCGCATGGCAGATGAGATTCTCCCCAAGGTCCTCCGGCCAGCTAGTGCGCACGAACGACTCCCACTCACGCACATCCGCCCAGAACGCCACAACCTCATAGGTCTCGAACGCCTTACGCACAGCCGCATCAACGGAAGCCACATTCACCACACCAAGCGGCTTCTCCGGCTTCCAGTGCCCAATCTTGAAGATGTGCCCATCCTCCATGCAGCACCCAACCAAGGCCGTGTGGTCGTTGCTCTTAGAGCCGTCGAAGAACATGACGATCCGCTCACCCGGCTCAACCTTCCGGTCAGGCTTACGCAGCTGCGTCCACTCCTCCAACGTAATCCAAGACGCCTCCGCCGCATTCGGCCGGTTGAGGAAGAACCGAATCGACCGCGACTCCGGGTACTCCGGCGACCAAATCTGTTCCTTAATCGACTCCAGATTCACCCACGGGCAATCCTCATACACGTACTTCAGAGCCTCAGTCAGCCCAACCTGCCCCTCAGCTGGCTCGTCAGTCAGAACCGTGTTCGGCGGGGCGATACGCGCGTCGTAGAGAATCCTCGTCTTACCCCTGGTGAGCCCATCCTCCTGGTCACACCACGCCTCGAAGACCGACTCACCCGACGACTGCTCGCCAGGAATCCACGCGTTACAGGTGCCCACGAACCGGCCACCCATCTTCGCGGCGTTCTGCTGGATCGTCTCCAGCATGGCGGGGCCACCCTGGGCTGGGAGCCAGTGCTCAAGCTCATCCCCCACGACGAAGGACACCTCACCACCCTCCATCGATGTCGCCGACGACGTCATCTGCGAAAGGCGCCCACCACCCGGGGTCTCAATGAACGTCTTCCCCGGGTCCAGGTCATACTTCCGTGCCAGAGCACCCTTCTTCTGACAGAAAGCACGAACCATGCGCATCGTGTTAGCAGTATTGTGCGTGAGCACCCCACTCTCAACCTGGAAGAGATGGTCCTCCGTACCAATTTGGATGCACTGCACCGGCACCGATGGGACAGCCTTCACTGCCACGACACGACGGTAAGCAGACAAGGGGCGAGACTCCTTCGGCAGACGCGCCACATGCCTTGACAGGCGCGCAGCAGGGAAGCCCGGCTGCGGGATGAACTTCACCACGCGCGACCCATGGTCGCCATTATGCACGAAGCACTTCTGTCCCAAAGACTCAGCGAGCTCGATGAACGCCGTCAGAATGCGTGCGTTCGTGTTTGTGAACTGCACCTGCCCCTTCTCGGACACATAGCCATCTGAGTCCACGAGGCCCTGAAGGAGCGCCAGGCGATCCTCATAGGAGGCACGCAGATAGGAGGTGGGGATGTGCTTGTCCTCTAGCACGCCGAGTTCGCGGAGGCGCTCACGGAACGAGAGAAGCTTCGCATCCTTCATCCCCTCGCGCCTCCCCTTGTTGCACTTGAGGCACATGGGGTGGCCGCTGCTGCTGGTAGTGCGGTTCGGGCTGCCCTCGGCATACGAATGCCCCCTTGGGCACATCTGACGACGCCGACGGACGTAGAGGGTTCCCTCGCTCTTCTTGACGTACCGAGGGTTGATGTCGTCCCACCACTCCAGCTCGCCGCGGAAGACGGCTTCGATCTCCTCCCTGTACGCCCAGTTGACGGCGAACGTTGACCCGTTGCGAGCTCCGTCTCCCAGCCAGTACCCCAGCATGTACGGGGAAACCAGCCGCGGTGCAGGGGCGCCTCCTCTGCGGGGCGCTAGTGGCACCCTAATGCTGCGGTTTCTTCCGCCAGCCAGATATGCCTTGATCTCCTCGGTGGAGAGGTCCACCTTCTCGAACGCATCACCATGCGGGGTTCTGCGCTCAACAGTCCAGCCATGCCCGCCATCAGTCACGACAGTGGTGCCATCATCAAACTCGACGCGGTAGCACCTACGGTCAGTGAACACCCGAGTCTTTCCAAGCACAGGCGTAGCCTGACCGTCACTGCCGTACACCAGATCGCCGACCTCTAGGTCGCCGACAGTGCTCCAACCTCCCTCTACTGGCACCTTAGTACCGAGTGCTAGGGGCTGCGACTCCGACACAGCCACCACCTGCACGAGCGGCATGCGCATCGGCTTCGCCACCACCCCGAACGGGGCGTGCATATCGAAGTGGTCGAACCGGCACGGCCCAAGGAGCTCGAACAGGCACATAGCCGCCGCGAATGGGGAGTTGTGGGTGACGACCATGGTCTCCCCCACCAGGTAGAGCCCGTCCTCAGCCTCCACAGTGATACAGCGGGCATCAACCGGCGCTACCCTACGCACGTCCTTGATGACGCGCGGAATGGGCTTCCTACGCATCTCACGCACCCGCTCCGCCCGCCGGGGAAGGGTCACGAGGTTCTGGTGCTTGTAGGGCTTGAAGGCGAGCCTATAGCGAGGGCCGGTAACGCGACCGTAGAGCTTCGCTTCAGACTCCCTGACGTTCACCTTCACGCCCATGGAACGCAGAAGGAACGCCATGCCGTCAGCGATCTGCTTACGCACCTGGCAATACTCCGCAGAGCCCTTCGTGTCCACGTAGCCGTCAGAGTCCATGAGCCCCTGAATGAGAGCCCTGCGCTGCTCCACGCTGGCGTAGAGGTACTCCTCAGGAATGTGCTTGTCGTTCAGGACACCAGCACTACGAAGATCAGCAGCCAGCTTCAGGATGCCGACACTGCGACCTCGGCCGCCTTCCTTCTTGGCGCCTATGGCCCCAATGTCATACCCAGCGGCCTGCATGCACTCACGAACATGAGGCAGATCGTCCACATCACAGGTAATGTTCCCTAGGCCCGTAGACCCGTCGCCGAGCCAGTAGCCCAGCACCCACGGGTCTACAGGGAGGTCCCGCTCGGGGAACTCCAGGGGCTCAGTCTCAGGGAGAGCGAACTTACCTACGCCTGCCTTCGTTGCCTTCGTAGAACCCTTCGTGAGCGGGCGGTCATACACGAGCCCCTCACGGGCCATGGTGCGCACGTCCAGGGTGCGACGCTTACGCTTCGAGGAGCCCACGAACTCATCGACCGTGAACAGGTGCTCGCCGGTGAAGGTCTCTACAGTCCCGTCAGAGAGCTCAACCTCCCATGTGTCCCACTGGTCGATGGGATGGGTCTTCGTGACCATGGTTGGCTTACCTGAGGGGTGGAACACGTAGTCGCCGGGGCGAAGGTCGCCGAACTTCCTCCACCCCTGAGAGGTGAGGATGGGTGTGACGAGAGTCACCCCTTTGCCACTTCCCTTGCTTAACCTTCTAATTCCCTGCCGATAAACAAAGGAACCCCTATTAGTCAGGGCGTAGAAATGAGCCAGAAACTCAATCTGCCTATCCGTCGGAATGAACGGCTGCCCAGCACGCGGACCATTCGGCTGAATCAGGTTATCCATCATCCAAGCCGCCGCATGATAGCCGAGCGTCCGCTTAGGAAGCTCCACAGGAAGCGTATCCGTCCGCTCCCGGGGTGCAGGGAGCGTACCGGTCACTTCGCAGCCCTGGCCTTAGCCCACGCCTGAAGCGCAGTCACACCAGCCGACTCAGCCTCCGACTCATCAATCCGATTGATCTCGATCTGCACACGACGACGATCACCCTCAGTCAGAAGCAGACTCGTGAGCATCGTGTTCACCGCCGCCAGCATCGTCGGCGAACGCCGCTCCTGCTTCTTGTAGTTCGACAAGTCATCGCACGCACTGTAGAGGACGATCCAGTCGGACGGCTCGTAGTAGCGGGTGAACGTGGACTGCTTGACCGACTCCCACAGCTTGGCCGCGATCGGATGCCAACCAGGGTCAGGCTCAGGCGGCTCAACCTTATCGGCGATAACGTTCACCGGCTCGACACCGTGCTCGAACTTCCTCGCCTGGGTGATGCGGTGCCCCTCAGTGGACCGCTTAGGAATGGGGCCTTTAACTCCCATCGTCGCCTCCTACAAGTAACCGGGGTGTTTGGCCTTCGGCCGTGGGCCTTTGGTCTTGTTGCGACGATTATAGCGGCGCCGCCGAGCCTCCGCAGCCTGCTCCTGCGTCCTCACCATGTGGCAGTGCTGGCACAGACTCCTGAGGTTCTCCGGGACATGCGGCCCATCCGGGAAAATGTGGTCTACCTGATTCGCCGCCGCACCACAGAAAACACAACAACGCCCATCACGCACAAGAACACGCTCACGAATCTTACCCCAATCCTTAGGTAGCTCTTTCCGCCTACGAGAGTTCTTCTGCCACGCCATCAGATACTCACAGTGTCGATATCGAATCGGACATAGAGGCCATAACGGTCGCTCAGGAGCGTAGAAATCTGAATGAACAGCTCCTCCACCGCCCCGTCCCTGTCGTCCGCAGCAGCACTCTGGGCAGCATTACGGGCAAGAGGCGGACGGGCGTCCGCACCAGTCTCACGCATAGCATTCAGGGCCTCAACGAGATCATCAGCAGCCTGATCCAGGTCAGCGAGGACGAGGTCCGAATGCATGTGCGCGATCTCCTCAGGAGTCATGCGTAGACCCTCCCCTCGATCTCCCACGGCTGGACGACGCGGTGGCTCCAAGTGCCTTTCTTGGTGCTCTTGGGCTTGACAACACCCATGATGCAGGGGTGGCCCTGTTCGAGGAGCTGACGTGCCGTCGGGTATCGCTTCTTACGCTCCCCCTCAGCAGCCTTCACCTCGTCGCGCTTCCTCTGGGCCTGGCACGCAGAGCATTCACCATGTGAGGCGTGGGAGACGGTTCCGGGCATGTCGTTCTTGGTTGTGCCGCGAGGACGCATCGGACGATTGCAGATGACGCAGTGCTGGTCTCGACTCCAGTCGAGGAGGACTCCTGGCATGGTCTCGTTCCTTTCAGTGGGGTGGACTGACTAGGCAAGTGTAGCACAAAGGGCGAGGACCTGTCGACCACTGGGCTCGAACTCCGAGGAAAGGAAAAACTCAAGGAGTGAGCAGGATCGACAGGTCCTCTGTCAGCACTTGAAGCTTAGCAGGAGATCATGCGTGGATGCAACCCCGCAAATGAAACCCCCGCCACAAGAGCCGCTGAGCCTCATGGCGGGGGTAGCTGACGAACTGGCGGTTACAGCCAGTAGGTTGCGGGGAACAGGGACACTAGGCGAGCGAACCCAGTGCGCGAAAGCCGCGCAGCGCGATCAACAACAGTTACGCCATTGCGCTTACCTTCCTCGGTCTCCTCAACCTCAAGATGGGTTCCTCGTTTCAGCCAGCCAGCTTGGATGCAGATGGCATGTAGTCCTCCAAGGGAGATGTCTGATGAATGCGTGACTGCCCGCAAAACCTTGGCGGCATCCTTGAGGGAGATCGGATACGAGAAGTCATCGAAGTTGATTGTTTGCACTGGCGGGATGCGATCATTCATCGTGTTTTCTCTCTCAGGGAACGCTGACAGTCGCTACTGTACGTGATCGACGTCAGCGACGCAAGGAGAGCGTTGTGCTCTGGAGCACGTTCTTCGTCATTGCTTCGACGCCTCGCGCACACACGCGCGCGCACGCGCGTAGAGAGTGTTTCTCTTAATAGGTTCTATTACAGGTTTGGGTGTCACTCTGGCACCCCCCCCCAGTCACTCTGACACCCCCCCCCAGTCACTCTGACAGGGGGAGCGCGCCGATGTTGCACCCTGCTACACTGGAGTCGGTCGATGTAGCCCCCCGCAAGAGCACGTATCTCCTCTCTTGCGGGGGGCGTTTTCTATCTGCTACCGTCTGACTCACAACGACCGACAACTCAAAAAAAGGAGATACCCATGACCGACATCGTTGTCCACACCTTCCAGTCTCAACAGGTCCGCACCCTCATCGGCCCCGACGGCGAACCCCGCTTCGTCCTCGCTGACCTCTGCAAGGCCCTCAACATCAACAACTCCTCCGACGTGGCCCGACGCCTCTCGGACTCGATGAAGGGGGTCGATCTGATCGATACCCCTGGGGGACGGCAGAAGGTCACCGTAGTTACCGAGGCTGGCATGTACTCAGTGGTACTGCGCTCCGATAAGCCCGAGGCAGTGAAGTTCCAGGAGTGGGTCACTGGAGAGGTCCTCCCCAGCATCCGCAAGACCGGCTCCTACAGCCTCCAGCCCCGCCTCGAAGGCGCCGAACTCATGGCCGCCGCCCTCATCGAAGCCCAGAAGACCATCGAAGCCGCACAGCAGCGAGCCGAGTCTGCCGAAGCCCAGATCGAGGCCGACAAGCACCACGTCCAGTACTCCAAGACCCTCACAGCATCCAACGCCGACCTCCTCATCAAACAAGTAGCCGGGGCCATCGCCGCCGCCGGAGAGCCCATCGGCCCCGTCAGCCTCTTCGAATGGCTGCGCAGCAACGGGTGGCTCTGCAACAACCGCGGCCGCCTCTGGAACAACCCCACCCACTGGGCCGTAAGTAAGGGCTACCTGCGCTCCCATGTCACACTGGTGACCACCAGCAGTGGCTCCATCGAGCGGGTCACACCGCTCGTGACTACACTGGGCCAGCAGAAACTCATCACCGGGTTCCTTGACGGAACCTACAAGCTGCCCGACAACCGCCCCACCGTGAAGAAAGGAAACTAGCCATGAACCCCAAGACCTACTACGACAGCGACGACTTCACCCCCATCCTCGCGGGCCGCTACGTCACCAGCATCGTGGATGACACCATGATCCTCGATGACGGCACGCGCCTGGAGTTCGAGGGCAACTACGGCTGCTGCTGCGGCTCCGGCGACTACGACATCACCAGCATGTTCAAGCGCGGCACCCCGACCGCCCGCATCATGTCCGCCGAAGTGGAATCCCACGACGTGGACGACACCGAGTACAGCGACACCGTCTACACACTGTTCGTCATCGTTGAAGACGAACGCCTCCCCCTCGTCGAATGCCAGGGCAACGACGGCAACGGCTACTACGGTAGCGGGTTCACCGCCAGAGTCACTGTCTCAAACCGAGAAGCCGCCACCAAGAACTAAATCACAAGAAAATGGGGGGCCTGGGGCAAGCAACCCAGACCCCCCGGAGGTAGGCAAAGGAGATAATATGTCATTCGCAGCCCTCACGCAAGCCCTCAACCTTCCGGCCCGCATCACAGGCCCCGCCCGCATGGTCGCCGTCGCCCTGGCCGACCACATGAGCCCCAACCCAGAGCTCGACAACGCCATCTGCTGCTGGCCATCAATCGCCACCATAACGAAAAAGGCGGGCGTATCGGAGTCCACAGCCCGCCGCGCCATCAAACGCCTAACTAGCGAAGGCGTCATCACTGTCACACATAGACGCGACCAAGTAACCAATCGGACAAACCTCTACAGGTGGCACCCATGGCTTATGGAAGACTGGGATGACGGCCCCGTGCGCAAACGCGAAGAGGAGGCGCGCGGATATAGCTACGACACCCCACAGGAGCCCCAGGAGCAGTCCAACGAGCCCACACCCGCACCAGACCCCACCCCCGTCGAGAAACCCGCCCAGAAGCCCGCAGACGGCTTCGACCAGTGGTGGACCGCCTACCCCAAGAAAGTCAAGAAACGCGACGCCGAGAAAGCCTACCGGGCCGCCCTCAAAACCGGGGCCGCCCCCGAACAACTCCTCCAAGCCCTCCACCAGCACGTCGCCAACTGGAGGGCCAAGGGCACCGCCCCCCAATACATCCCCTACCCCGGCACCTGGCTGAGGGCAGGCTCCTGGGAAGATGAACTCACCAACCCCGAAACCAGCGACGGCACACCACCGCCCGTCATCAACTCCAAAACAGGTAAACCCCTCACCCGCGACGACTTCGGCTACGCCTGCCTCGACGCAGGCATCGACCCCAACCGGTACATCAACTACTGGAAACCCTACATGGGGCTCCCCAACAGCCCCGCATGGCCTCAATGGGCCGCCAAAATTGACAAGCACTGCGGCAGAGCTTGACAGCCCGAGACAGGGGAGCCTACTCTTCGACCGTCAGCCACAACCGAAAGGAACCATCATGCTCACCCCAAGCACCAGCGAGCGCGAACAGGCCATCTACGACACACTCGATACCGCCCACAATCTGGGGCCACACCCCGCACGAGACAGCGACCCAGCATCCAACCTCATCATCCTCACCAGCTGCACGTCAGACCTCTGCTGGTCCATCCGCGCCCTCAAAGTCGCCGCAGAGAACAAACAGATCGCAGTCCTCTCCAGAAAGGACATCACCATAAAGGCCAACCACATACTCCGCCTCTGCCTCCCCGAGCTCGACGACATGCACAAAGGCGTCAACCGGGCTAGCATCACAATCACCTCCAGCTGCGCAGAGTTCAACCTCCGCGGCGGTTACCCGCTCGACCGACTAGACCTCAACATCGACACAGACGAACGCATCAAGCGACTCATCGAAGCCGTTGGAGAAGCAGCCCCATACTGGCTGCACACCGACGACGCCACGCCGACAGAGATCGAATACCGTGAAGAGACCATCGCCATGGTCGCCTACCAGGCCGCATGCGCCATCGTCGCCAACGACCGCGAACTCATCGCAGCCTGACCTCTTGAAAGGAACACCCCAATGATCGACGAAATGCCCGCCATCCTGGCATTCGCAGGCCCAGACAAGTGGCACCACCTCATAGCCCCAACACGCACAAACCTGACAACACAAGGCGCCGCCACACTCGTCGGCTCCGCACTGAACGCCTGCTCGGGGCCAAGAAGCGACACCCTCAACATCACCACACTTACAGAGCTCGCGACCGCCTCAATCATCGTCTCCAACAAGATCGCCAACACGCTTTTCACCATCAGCGCGCTGACCGTTTTCGAGGAAGCCCGCCGCGTGGCGAGAATCCTCGAAAACAGAGCCCCCATGACGCATCCCGTGTTCAACCCGCCGTCCGTCAGGCAAATCGCCATGTTGCAGGTCGTGCGATCTGAAGACCCGGCAGTCCTCACCTGGCTGCTCGTAGACCTCATCCGCATCGCCGACCACATCGTCGACTACGCCTAACCCCCGCGGGGGCCACCCATTGCTGGCGGCCCCCGCCCAACCAGACCACCACAATGAACCTAGAAGCAGCCGTCATCGGCATCGCCCTCTCCGGGTCGCGGATTGCCCTCCTAGACCTCGACGTCGTAGCCCCCTACCACTTCGCCGACACCCGCAACCGGGCCATCTGGGGGCTCATTGAGGACTACAAGGCCAAGAACCCATCCCAGGGCCTCGACCCCATGCTCCTCGTCGACAAGCTCCCCACCATCACGGAAGCCCGCGTCGACGCCGACTACCTACTCGACTGCCTCCAGGCCGCTCCCGTAGCGGCCGAGGCACTCGCCTCCGTCTACGCGGACAAGCTCATCAACGAGTCCGCCAGGCGGGGCCTCCAGGAGGCGTGCACGCGGGGCCTACAGATCATCGAGGCCGGTGGGGATGCCTCCGACGCCGAAGCCGAAGTGCGAGAGCTCCTCAACCACGTATCCACAGGCTCCACAACCCTTGTGGATAACCAGGCATGCCTCAACCAAATCACCAACTTCACCACACAACAACAACCCTTCACCCCAACACCATGGCCCGAACTAAACGACCTCCTCGGAGGATGGAAACCAGGAGGCCTCTACATCGTCGGAGCTAGGCCAGGAGCGGGCAAAGCGCTAGCCCTCGACACACCCATTCCCACACCCACCGGCTGGACCACAATGGGCAAGATCAAAGTCGGCGACCAGGTAATCGGCATGGACGGAAAACCCACCACCGTCGTAGCCGCCACCGAAGTCATGCACGGACGCCCCTGCTACAACATCACCTTCAACGACGGCGAAACCATCACCGCCGACGCACAGCACCAGTGGCTCACTGAGACCCGGGCATCACGCAAGGCCACCTCAGCCAGCAAGCACGCCACACATACGTCACCGTACGCCCACCACCAGAGACAGCACTTCCCGGGCGTCGTCACCACCCAGGAGATCGCCGAAACCGTACGGTGCAAGGACGGGCGAGCCAACCACTCACTTCCGGACATCCTCCCAATCGACACCCGCGAAACCGACCTCCCCATCGACCCGTACATCTTCGGCTACTGGCTCGGCGACGGCACCTCACGCACCCCAGAGATAACCGTCTGGGATAAAGACGCCGACTCCCTCGTAGCCCACATGGACAAAGCTGGCTACTACACATCAGTTCACAGGGATAGCGATAGCTGCATCCGAGTCAGATTCTCCAACAAGCCAATCGGCACCCGAGACGACAACTCGGCCGCCCGCCTACGCGCACTCGGAGTGCTCCAGAACAAGCACATCCCCGCCATCTACCTACGAGCTAGCGAAAAGCAGCGCCTCGAACTCCTGCGTGGAATCCTCGACTCAGACGGATACGTAGCCACCACGGGCCAAATGGAGTACGCGACCGTCGACAAGGCCCTCGCTGATAGCGTCATGGAACTGATGCGCACCCTCGCGCTGCGCCCCACAATGAAAACCAAGCGAGTCCAAGGCCGAGACGAAGCTCACTCAACCGCATACCTCATCCACGCCATGGTCACCCGCAACCACATGACACTCCCCAGGAAAGCGGACCGCCTCCCGGAGAGGCGACGCAACCTGCGCCGCTACATCACCGCCTGCGAACCCGTTAAGTCAGTCCCGGTTCGCTGCATCCAGGTCGACAACGAAGACCACATGTACCTAGCCGGGCACACCATGGTGCCAACACACAACAGCATCCTCGCCCTCCAAGCCGCCCTCAACCTCGCAGACACCGGCCACGTCTACCTCGCCAGCCTCGAAATGAGTGGCACAGAAATCTGGGGGCGCATCATGGCCCAAGTCGCCGACGTCCCAGGAGACGCCGTCACCCGCCGCCGCTGGCCCACCAAAGACGAACAAGCCCGCATGGAGGCCGCCGCCCCCATCCTCAAACAACTCCCCCTCCACTTCGACGAGAGAGCCAACCTCACCATTGGCGACTTCGTAGCCACCACCCGCCTCCTCCACCGCGAACACGGCCTCAAAGCAGCCTTCGTCGACTACATCGGCCTCATCAACGCCGCCCCCGGAGACCGCCGCCAACGCTGGGAACTCATCGGCGAATACACCAGAACACTCAAGAACCTCGCAAAGGACCTCCAGATACCCGTCATCGCCGTAGCCCAGCTCGGCAGGCAAGCAGAAGCCCGCCCCAACGGGGAACTCAACCTCAGCGACCTCAGGGAGTCCGGGAACATCGAGCAGGACGCCAATGTCGTCATGCTCCTCTCCTGCCCCAGTGAGAACGGGGTGGTCGACTGGACCAGGATGGATGTCTACGTGGCGAAGAACCGTGAAGGCCGCACCGGCCACGTCCTCCTCAGGCGTGAGGGAGACTACAGTCGGCTGTCGCACCTCGGCTGGACACCCGACTACCAGTGACATACACTGACACCGTCAGCACAGCAGAAAGGAACCCCCAAAATGAAAACCCTAACCCCACTAGGCGCAGCACTCCACCGCCAATTCGCAGCCGAAGCCATCAGACAGCCCCACCAATACGGCACCCTAGAAGCACGCGACTACCCAGACGGCACCGTCGTCCTCAGCAACCGAGGCTACGCCTTCCAACGCCAAGGCAAAGGATGGGCCATGGCAGGCGACCCCTGCGGCCCCGACATCATGGACGCCCTCAGCCAAGACGGCGGCCCCTACGAAATCATCTACGTCCCCAAAGTAAGGGACCCACGCTTCACATAAACGACCACCCCCAAACCAAAAAGGTACCCCCCGGGTTTCCAAGCCGGGGGGTACCACCAGAACGACTACGAACAGAACGAGAATGTCTAGGTTGTTCGTACAGCAAGGAGCATACCATGCCAGCACTACCCGTCGTCAAAGCCACACCCAACGACATCAAACTAAGGCACGCCGAAGCCCTCACCGGCATCGACTACAAGGACATCTACGACGCCGCCATGGCTGGGCACATCCGCCACCGCCGCGTCGACGGCCCCTATAGCTTCCGCGTCCACCGCCCCGACGTCCTCGCCTGGGCCGCCACCCAGCCCCCACGGGGTGAGCGATCATGATCGAAGCTCATCGACGAAGTTGCAGAATCATTCATTTCACTTTGCAAACTTGCACGATTTGTCAGAGCGTAACACGCGTGGCGGTCGGGCCGTGTCGTGGGGGCGGGTAATCTCCCCCTTCCCGCATGGCGTCGCGGTTTTTGTGGCCGTGAATAATGTGTTTGCATTACGTGTGCGTGCGTGTGTGCGCGTGTTTCTTTCTCTTGTGCTCGTGCTTGTGTGTGCTCGTGCTTGTGTGGTGTGTGTGCTTGTGGTGTGTGTTGTGTACGTGTGTTCGATGGTGCGCATCACACGTGTCTGTGTGCGTCATGGGTAGACACGGTCGTGGTGCGTGCGTGTAGAGTGGAGCCATCAGCAACCGGTCCTCACGGACCACCGAGAAAGGAACCGAACAATGAGCAACCTGATGAACCACCTGGTTAAGGCCGCTACTGCTATGGGTGCTGCTGCCGCCCTCCTGTGTGCCCCTGCCCTGGGTGCCGCTGCCGAGGAGCTGCCCACCCCCGCTGCCACCAGTACCCCCCCTGTGGCCAGCACCCCCGCCCCCCTTACCGCTACCCCCTCCCCCGTGTCCGCTAGCTACCCCCCCTGCGAGAGCGAGGATTCGGACGGTCCGTGCCGGTGGGACGCCAAGACCATGGGTAACGGGAAGGGCCGGTCGTTCACTGTGGAGGCGGATGGGACGGTCCGCTATGACGATGGTGAGACTGTCGCCCCCGAGAATGGGGGCGGCGGCCCCTCCGCTCAGGATGATTGGCGGCCGTCCTACCCGGGTGAGTCTCGTACTCACATCGGGTACGTGGACGCCGGACCGGCGCACGCGTGGGAAGGTCCCACGGATGGCACAGGTGAGGCTGGGATCGATTCCCGGTGGCACGACCAGTACGGGTACCCGAAGCGTGAGGTCCTGCCAGATTGCGCGAAAGTCGGGTCGAATGAATCTTGTGCGGCCCCCGGCTACCGCATCCTCGTGTCCGCGGATTGCTCGCGGATGATCGTCGACGACGACGGCCACCAGTGGGTGCAGCGCAAGCCCATGACCTGCGAGCCGGGCGTCACCCCGATCACGCACCAGTGGCCGGATGAGGACGGGTCTACTGCTACCCCGGCCGCTCCCCTGAGCAAGTCGCACAAGGCGAAGTCCTCTAAGGGCTACTCCGACGATGCGGGACTGTCTGGGGCGCGTGATGGGCAGTCGACTGCGTCGACTGCGGCGCCTGCCCCGATGGTCCGGTCCGTGGGTGCTGGGAGTGCCGCGCAGGATGATGAGGACGCGACGCCCGCTAGTGAGTCCGTGTCGTCGCCTGCCCCCGCTTCGGCGGGTGGGTCGCTGGCGCACACGGGGATTGATGCGGCGACCGTCTTCGGGATTGTGGTGGTCCTGATCGGTGGTGGGGTTGTGATTCTCGCTCACTGGCACGGTCCGCGTGAGGACTGACTGACAGGCCCCGCCTATCGGACGCGTGTTCGATGGGCGGGGCGCTTGTTTGGTTCGCAAACTACATAGGGGTTGGCTTCCTGTGGGAGCTGCTTTGGCGTGTATTGACTTATCGTCATGTGAGCTGGGCTGCTTGGGTGTGGTGGGGTGCATCGTTCCGAACGCTGTTCGTGGGACTTTGGGCCTACGTCTCTCATGGCGATTGCTTGGCCCGCACATATCTCTCTCACAGACTCCGTTCAGGAATCGTCCGGGAGCCGCACAAGGTCTCTCTGAGAAACGCCTATGGGAAGCTCCCTTGACATGCCTGTTTCCCGCGATTCTGCGGGAATCTCGCCCCTCATATGGTCTATCCACCGCGCGGGCATGTCAGCCGCCCGCACCGATGAGAGGAGCTCACATGAACTACTACGACGCCGCCCTTGCCTACGACATGACCACCGAGGACGCCATGACGCTGGACGCACACAGTGAGCCGCTGTGGAAGGTGAACGCCGCTGCCGCTCACCTGAGCGCGCTGGACATCGCTGACTTCCCGACGATGGTTGCTCGCATGCGTAGGCGTGAGGAGCTGGAAGCGACGTTCTGGGACCGCAAGCTGGCCGGTGAGGAGCTGGGCTGACCGGCTCGCTCGGGCGCCCGCCCCCCGTTTGGGGGGCGGGCGTTTTTGTTTGCATGCCCGCCTGGCGTGCTGTGCGGGCCGTAGGCGGCGTTTTGGGTCCCGCCCGGTACTCGGGTATAGGCGGGCCGGTTTTAGGCCGTCTGCGTGGCTGTGGTGGCCTCTCGCGTGCGTGCGCCTACGCGCGTGCATGTGCGTGCGCGCGTATGGGGGCTGAGTGCCGATCTCTGTACACACGTTCGATGACGTAGGTCACGCTATTTCGTCTCCACTCTGGGTTGACACGCGCCGTCACGGGCTGGCTATAGTGGAGCCATCAGCAACCGGGCCGCACGGCCCACACGAAAGGAACCGAGCAATGCTCCCCACCGACGCCATCACCACCATCACCGACTACCTCACCGACTGGGGCGCCACCCACACCGTCACCGACAACACCGTCACCATCACCGACGGCACACACACCATGTACATCACCGTCACCGACGGCGACTGCATGTGGGAGCTGTATGAGACAGACAGTGATGGGCAGTCAGACATGCTTGGCAGCGGACACTGCCCGTATGAGAGAGCTGCCTCGGTGCTCATCCGTATGTGGCATGACGCGATGATCTAGCCACTATCAGCCCGGATAGTCGAAGCGGGGGTGCGACTCCCCCGCCGGGCACGACACACATACTGGGAGGGACCGTTCCCCCACACACGAGTGCGGGGTGCCGTCACCCGGGTGTCACACGGCACTGTAGAAAGTCGGACCGCCGCGGAATAACGCAGTGCGCGTTGGTTGTGAACTACATAGGGATTAGCCCTAGGCGGGCACTCACCGGCAGCACGGCCACGCGGCCCCGCTGCGCGACACAGGATAGTGCCCCGCCTAGGTGTGCCCAGGGCGACGCCCCCGTATACGCACTACACGTAGGGGTTTAGGTGAGCTACGTGTCTCCCTGGGTGCACCTAGACGCCGCGGACCGTCCGCGGGCCTAGAGAGAGAGGAGACGCGTATGGATTACGTGATAGAGGAGGAGGAGGACTATGAGGACCTCCCGTTCGCCGGGATAGGTGCACGGGATGTCGTCTACATCATCGGAGACCTCAACCTGGACCACCGCCTGCCACCCACCACCGTCATCGTTCAGGGGGCCACGGTCACCGCCCCGTCGTCACTGGACGCTACGTACAGCACGGAGGACGGGACTGTCGTCCTCGTGTGGGACGGCGCCACTCAGGCGCACATAGCGGCAGGTACGGCCCTGTCGTCTATCCACCTACAGGGGTGGCCGGAGGGCCGTACACCCTGGTTCCCGCCCGGGAGGGTACGGGAGGGCGCCGGGTTCACCATAGAGGACAGTGCTGGGGATGAGACACAGGCCCCCGGCCACTACACGTGGATAGGCGACGCCATCGTCCGACAGGGAGGCCCACAGGACACCGACCTATTGGATTCCTGGGACATCCTGGACGCGGCGTTCCCGGACGACCCGCACCTGTGGAACGCCGGGAAGTACCTGTTGCGGTTCGGGCGTAAGGGTTCAGCCGATCGTCGAATCGTCGATCTGCGCAAGGCCCGGGCGTACCTGGACCGGGCTATCGCACGGTTGGAGCGCGAGCATGGGTGACGTGTACCGGGTGTCGGCGCCGTCGGAGGAGGAGTTCCTATGGCTCCCCTCCGGCAGTGTCGTGGTCGACAACTATGGGGAGCGGTGGGAGAAGCAGGGCCGCTTGTGGCGCCTGGAGGGCACGCACACGGTGCTCACCGGGCCGGAGCTGTGGTCCGCCCGCCGGTTCCTTCACCTGCTCACCCCCTACCGTGGGGGCGAGGACCTGAAATAGGGGGTTCCCAAGAGAATAGGGGCCGCCCGGGGGCACCCCCTTTCCCAGCGGAATAGGGGTATCCCAAGAGAACAGGGGTATCCCAAGAGAACAGGGGTATCCCAAGAAAGAAGGGGCTATGGCAGACAGCAAGCCAACAGTGCACGAAGCACTATCCAAGGTAATGGGCGAAGTGCAAGCCGTAAGGAAGAACAGCAAGAACCAGGCCCAGAAGTTCCTGTTCCGAGGAATCGACGCCGTCATGAACGCCGTCGGCCCCGCACTACGCAAGCACGGGGTCATCATCATCCCCGAGGACGTCGACGTGCACCGCTCCAACGGAACAACCGCCAACGGGAAGCAGACCGCCGAGGTCGTCGTCAAGGTCACGTACCGGGTCTACGGCCCGGCGGGTGACAGCATCCACGGCCGGGTATCAGCAGAGGCGATGGACTTCGGAGACAAAGCTATCGCGAAGGCGATGAGTGTTGCCTACCGTACCTTCCTGCTTCAGGCGCTCACCATCCCGACGGACGAGCCGGACCCTGACGATCACTCTTTCCAGAGAGGGGCGCCCCAAGAGAATAGGGGTGCCCCAGGAGAACAGGGGCCTCCCAGAGGGGTAGGGGCCTCCCAGGGGACTGGGGGTATCCCAGCCCGGTCCGCCGCCGAGCAGTGCGGCACCATTCTGGAGGCGTTCTGCCGCCAGCACGGCCTCAACGGCGATGAGGTCCGCAAAGAGTACTTCGCCAGCGGCGGGAAAGCTATCCCGGACATGCTGCGGGCCTGGCTCCAGCACAACTACAACTTGGGGAAGCCCCAAGCCGAGTAAGGAAAGGAAAAAGAGATGGCCGACAAGCAGGATGCCTTGAGGCGGGCGGCAGTCGCCTCACACCTAGCCAGAATGGCCTCCCAGGAGAAGAAGAAAGCATTGGCTGAGCTCGAAGAGCTCATGGGGCCGGGAGAGTCCGCCAAGGCTCTATTCGAGGGGGAGGAGATCGGCACCGTCAGCGTCACTAGGGGCGCGCCCCGCTACCAGGTGGTCGACGAGGACGCCCTCGTCAACTGGCTAGAGTGGAACAAGCCCGACGCTGTCAAGCGAGTGCCCGCCCCCTGGTTCGTTGCAGCCGCCAACCTGGATGCCTTCGTCAAACAGACGGGCGAAATCCCCGACGGGGTCGAGGTCGTCACCCCCGACCCGCGCATCTCAGCGCGCGTCTCCACCCGGCAAGCAGACACACTCCGGGAGCTCATCGCGACCGGGGACATCAGCCTCCTGGAAGTAGACAGGCGGGGAAACCCCATCAAGGAGGAAGAATGAGCAACTTCATCGCGAGCGAGGCCGACGCTTCCAAGATCACCTACGAAAAGAGCGAAGGAGATGGCCCGGGCACGATCACCATCCCGAAAAACGTGTCCGTAGGCACCCTCACCGTCAATTCGGGCGCCCACGTTCGGGTCGACGGGAGCCTTAACGAGCTCACAGGGAACCCGGGGATCGTGGACGGCCAGGGCGTCATCAACAACGTCAGGGGCGCCGACTGCTACTCCATCGAAGGGAACCTATACGTCACTCTCATTGACAAGTCAGAGGTCACATGGCGTGTCGCTTGTGGCACGGTGGAGGAAATCCGTGGCTCCACGGTCGCGTCCATCGAACAGGCTACTCGCGTTAGACTTGTCGTGGATTCCCGGGTTGACTTGCTGACTGGTGCCGCCACGGTCAGGCAAGTAGAGGACAGTATCGTGTTCACGGCTTACGGCCAGAGCCGGATCAGTGTCCTGGGCGATGACGCGGTGGTCGTGCATCTGTCTGGTAGCGCGGTCATCTCGAGGGCGACGGGGGGGGCGCTCGTTAATCTCGCCGATGGGCGGTCGACTGTCCGCTACCTGTCTGGCACTGTCCAGTCAGCTCGCGGCGCCGCGCTGGTGCTGAGCGGGCCTGGTGGGTGCGTGAAGCACATGACGGGGTCCGCGACCGTCGTCCAGACGGGCGCCAACCTTGATGGGAGCACCCCCTCACATTCGGATGCGTATGTCCCTGACGGTGACGGCATCCTCGCTTACAAGGCGACAGGCCTGGATGGTGTGAGCGGCCAGCAGTCCGAACACGCCACGGCGTGGGTGCCTGGTACGACAGTACGGTCCCATGAGTGGTCCTTCGGGGATGATGGGCCGGGCTTGTATTTGTCGCCCACGATCGCGGACGCGATCAACTGGTCCCCCGGCAGCGGGGAACGCAGGTTCTTCCTGTGCCGCATCAAGCAGGAGGACGCCGTGTTCATTGATGAGGGGCGGGTCAAAACGCCGCGCGCACGCGTGATCGCCGAGGTGGATGGGAGGGGGAACCCCCTTGAGCCGGTGGATTAGACGCAAAGGGCGGCCGAGGCGTACGGGGCCGTCTACGGAGACGCGGGAGGCCGTGTTCCGCCGTGACGGTGACCGTTGTGTCAGGTGTGGCATGTTCGTGCGCACTTGGGGTGCGAGCATCCAGCACCGTAAACCTAGGGGCATGGGCGGGACGAAGGACCCGTCCATCAATTCTGCCGCGAACCTCATCGTCCTGTGTGGGGATGGGGTCCGGGGTTGCCACGGCTGGGTCGAGTCCCATAGGGATGAGGCTCATGCTGCTGGCTGGTCCTTACCCTGGTGGGAGGACCCAACAACCGTCCCGGTCACGTACTGGGACGGGCGCAAATATTTGCTCACGAGCGAAGGAGATAGGAATGCTGTTCATGCCGATGCCGATGGGTCAGTGGTGGGTCAAACAGCACTGGCCGTGGATGCGTGAGTGCATCCAGGGCTCGTGGCAGGGGGTACCGTACCCCGTCTGCGGCCGCTGATCTTAATGCCCCCCCCGGGCGTACTGCCCGGGGGGGCAACCCGCACTAACGAAAGGACAGTCAAATGAGTATGCGCATCGTGGTTACACCTAATGCCGAACTTGACCCTAAAACCAGGACACTGGTCATCCCCGGCCGGAGGAGTAACACCCTCAGCGATCATGACCTGCATGTCCTCAGCTTGTTCGATCTCGACGGGATGGAGGAACGATGATTCACGTATACGCAGGAACAGTGAGTGTAATCCTGGCGATCGTTGCAGGCTATGCGGCTGCTATTCGCGTCCGGGTGGAGGACCTGACCATGGAGGTGCGGTCACTGCGCCGGTCACGGTCCAAGTGGGAGTCACGCACCATGGACTACCAGCGCGGGGTGGACCACCTCGTCGACATTCAGCAGCGGGACATCCACAAGCTCCTCAACCACAGCGTGGCCTTCATCGGTGAGCCGATCATCAAGTGGGAGAAGGATCAATGATTCAGACGGCCGTCATCACATTCCTGTGCGTTGTCGCCTTCCTCAGCTGCTGGAACCTCAGCACGATCGCCGTCTCCATCAACAACCAGCGCAAGGAGACGGCGCAACTCCGGGAGGAGCTGTCCCTCGTGCGACTGTCCCTGAACAAGGCGAACTCTGCCGTCGCCGACCAGGAGGTGCTCCTCAAGGAGTTCCTCAATCAGGGTGGCCGCTAGAGTTGCCGCATGAGCAGAAACAGGCGCAGCGCCAAAGCCGCTGGGGCGCGGTTTGAGAGGGTCGTCGCTGACTACCTCGCTGAGGAGTTGGAGGACGACAGGATCGACCGCGCCCCTAAGGCTGGGGCTAAGGACAAGGGCGACATCGCCGGGGTCCGCATGGGTGGCCACAAGATCGTGATCGAGTGCAAGGACACCGCGCGGATGGACCTGCCGAAGTGGACGCGTGAAGCCCAGGTAGAGGCCGGGAACGCGGGCGCCCTCGTCGGTGTTGTTGTCCACAAACGCCACGGCGTGGCCACCCCCGGCCAGCAATGGTGTACGATGACACTGGAAGACTTAATGACACTCTTGAAAGGAGGCACACATGCCTGAGTGGATCACCCGCAAGGAAGCCGCCGATATGCTCGGCGTAAGCACAAGAACCATTATCCGCATCGCGGAGCGACACAATATCCCCGCCTACAAGAAGGAGGGGAACAACAAAGTCCTCTACAAGAGGCAGGACCTCATCCTATTCAAGCGCCCAAGAAGGAAAACCAATGGCAGTTGAAACAATCACCGAAGGCAACCTCGTAGCCGACCCCGAAGTACGCTTCACCCCCAGCGGGAAGCAGGTCACCGAGCTCCGCATCGGGGCAACCTACAGCCGCCGCGACAAGCAGACCGGCGACTGGGAGGACGACGGAGACCCACTCTTCATCACCGCCGCATTCTGGGGCGAAGGCTATGAGCACATCCATGACCTCCGCAAGGGCGACCGGGTCACCGTGACCGGCCCCCTCAAGATTCGCCACTACCAGAATCAGAACGGGGAGACCCGGGAATCCCTGGAGCTCATCTTCCCGAAGTTCCGCGGCTCCGTCCGCAAACAGTCGAGGCAGACCAGCTTCCAGGCCCCCGCCGGAGGCCAGCAGCAAGACCCCTGGGCCGCACAGGGGGCGCCGTTCTGATGGAATGGAAAACCTGAACTCCCGAGAGAAATCGGAGTTCCTAGAAACCTGCGCGGCGGCGGTGTTCGTGGTTGGGAGCCTATTCCTCGCTGCCACAATCGTCTACTTCGCACCTTGGCCCTTCAAGGTCGTCATGGCCGCAATCACCGCCGGGGCTCTTCTAAGCCTCGCATCCAACTACTACACATCCCGATAGAAGGAGAACCATCATGGCTGAATGGCCTGAATCACACGTAGTCGTCATCCTCGAAGCCGAAGCCCGCGGCACTAGCATCCCCCGAGGAACCGTCGCCATCCGTGACCCCGAGGACGGCATGTACCTGGCCACCGGTACGGAGCGCGGGCGTTTATGGCTCGACCCGCGGGTCGACCGTATCACCTCTTGGATCGACATCGGTCTCGGGAATGTCGTGTCAGTAGATGGCGTAGCTGCGCCTGGGCTTACCCCGTTGATGGCCCGAGAGAAGATCATGTCCGAAGTCCTTTCTCTTGAGGACAACGGTGCCCGTAACTCCCCCTGGTGGCCCACAAACGAGCTCGCCGAAGTGGACAACACCAGCAGTGGCTCCGTAGCGCAGGCGGTCTTGAGCGCCTACTACGAGTGCTCCTACTTCGCTGACAATATCGCTAGCAAGGCAGTCGAGGCCATGCCGGTAACCTTCGCGGACGTCAGGTCCGCAGCCCTGAAGGTGGCGGCCGCCAGCAGCGCGGACACCATCGACGACTACGCTGTGAAGCTCACCGCCTACTGGCTTCAGCTCGCCAGTTGACCTCATTCCCCCTCAAACGCACGGTCGCCCTCCCTCACTCACGGGGGAGGGTGATCTGCGACGCCTGCTACTCCCCAATCCCTCAAGGCCATCAGTACCGTCGCGACACCTGGAAGGACGGCAGTCATCACTTCACCATCCGGTACTGCCCGGACTGCTGGCTCATCCTCGACGAGGTCGAGTCCCACACACAACCCGACTACGGTGGCCCAGACGCCGAAGACTACGAGACCTGGGCCGCCGCACATATAGACGAAGAGAAGTCCCAGAAATGGGCTGCAAGAGCATTCCCCAACATGTGAGGAAGGAGGCCACCCCATGGTGAACATCAAACTCGTTGGGAGCATGTGGAGGGCGCAGATCGAATGCGCCAACTGCGGGATCGCCCGCATCACCCAGATGCACGACCGCACCCGCCCCTGGGTGACGGTCGAGTCAGAGATCAAAACCACGGCCCGCACGCTGGGCTGGAAGATAGGAAGAGAGGAAGCTACCTGTGGAGCCTGTAGAAAGAGCATTCATCGTCGTGACCGCTAAGGTCGTGTTCCGCCCCTGGGGGCGGTTCCTGTGCCGCAGGTGGAAGAAGGCCGGGTACGGGACGGCTTATGTGCCCGTCTCGGCTTGCAAGGCACTCGTTGCGGCAGTAGACTGTGACTAACGGTCGGGATTGGGACTGTTAGTTGGGTGGATCGGTGGCCCGGGGTTGAGAGTGAATCTCCCCCGGGCCACAATCTTATTCGCACGACCTCAGGCCTTGATGGCAGCCAGCGCCTCGGCGGAAGGAGCCGCCCACCCAACGATCGTGGCCCCCGCGGCCTCAGCCAGGCTCTTAGCTGACGTCTGCTCATCCTTGCTGGACACGACAACCCACACCCCGTCCGGGAACGTCCCCTTGACGGCGCTCCAGACGTTCGCCCCCGCCTTGGAAGCCAGGAGGACCCCCTTCTGGGCATCCTTCACGGACTCAGACAGCTGCCAGTCCGCGGACGCGTCAGTGGCGTCCACGACACGGACGGTGGTGGCGTTTCCCTTCTTCATGATCGCGCGGAGCGCGTTCTGGCCTCGACCGTGAATCTGGGAGTACGTCTTCCCTGTCCGGCCCGCCAGGATGGTGAATACCTTCCCGTCAGATGACTTGTAGTACTCCGCCCCAGAGTCGAGCAAACCGTTACGGACGTTCGGGAGGACCTGGATTCCGGCCCCCTCGAACATGTCGAGGGCCTCCACCATGCCCGCGAGGTCTACGCCAGCGTCCCTGAAGCCGCTGATCCAGAACTCGCTGAACTTGTGCTTCACGCCGTCGTTTCCAGCTATCTCATGGGGGATGGCGACGGCCGCGTCATTGACGGTTTGCGTCACCTGGAGGGGGAGAGCCACCTGATCCGGTTTCAGTGCGGCGACGGCCCGCAGGTCGGACATTGAGTAGGAGGCCCGGTCGCTGACACCCCACCCGCCGGGGAGCCACGCCATGATCGGTAGTCCATCACCACCAGGCGCGGGAGGCGGAGTAGGCGGCACTGCCGGTGCTGCTGGGATGACCGGCCCCTGCGCTTTAGCCCACGAGGCCAGAGAAGCGACAGCGACAGCGATCCGGTTAGCTAGCGCAGACCCGAAGGCGATCGCCCCGATCTTCGTCGGGTGCGTGTCATCGGACAGTAGGAGCGTGTCGCGGGTCCCGTCCCCCTTAGGGGAGCCAGCGTTGCCCGTCCCAGACAAGACATCGGAAACCTGGATCGTGGGCGCCCCAGCTGATACGGGGGTAACGCCCGGGGCGGGAGACCACGCCTGGGTGACACGGTAGGCGACACCGCCGTAGATAACCACGTCCCCCTCGGCGCATTGGCGGCCATCCCGCCACGGCACGGCCTGCCTGTCCGCTACGCCCAGCCAGTCCACGAATGCTATGCCGTTTGAGAGGCCTCCTGCGGCCTCAACGCCAGCCTTCTGGGCCTTCACGTTGATGTGCGCGGAAAGGGACTGCAAACGGCTCACAGACGACGGCTCCGGGCCGACCATGACGATCGGCACCTGCGGTAGCTTCGCCCGCACCTTAGTGACGAACGACTGTACGGCGGCCGTGATCTTGGAGCCCGTCGCGTCCCCATTGTCGATGACCTTGTCCGCGTTCAGTGAACCGACGGTGACGATGAGGTTCGGGACAGCCGCACAGGCGGCGTTGACGCGCGCGTCTACCTCGAATCCGTCTGAGCCGCTAGCCGAGTAGGCGAAGCCGGACCCGTCAATGGCGCTGACCATAGGGACACACCCCAGGATGCGTGACGCGACGGCGGGCAGGTTAAAGCCCTGCCCCATCGTAGACTCGGTGGACCACGAGTCACCGAAGAAGGCGACTGTCGGAACGACACGGCCAGGCTGTAGGGGGAGGGCTGCGAGAGGAGCTACGGCGGAACCGCTGCCGACCTGCGCTTGGGCTAGCTCGTTCTTCGTGGCGTAGGTGCCTGCGGCGTCGGAGCTCTTGAGGTACCCGGACAGGTCTGCTGGTGCGCCGTCCTTCCCGGGAGGCCCCTGGATTCCCGGGTCGCCTTTATCGCCCTTCTCCCCCTTACCTAGAGCCTTCACGTCCTCAAGCTGCCTCTTGGTGGCGAACACTTCGTTCGCCTTAGACGTCGAGTACCAGGTCAAATCTGTCATGGTTGTTCCTTCCAGGCTAGGATACCGGCCCCGATCTCAATGACCTCGCCCGGGACCTCCGACTCAAGAATGCCGCCGCCCACGTGGCGGACGCGCCTCTTCCCAGGCTTACTTTCCTCACCCCAGCGGGCGGCGATGATATCCACCAGGTCGATTGTTTTGTTCGCGAGGAGGCGCGCACGATAGAACTCCGTGACACCAGTGTCACCGGGAATCTCGATCGCGATGAGATAGTTCGTCTCCCCCTCCGGCAGGGACTCTGGGGCTGCGATATTCGCCCAAGGGTTCCCCGCCATGTCTGTGAGCACCCCCTCGGGGGTGAACCGGGAGGCCGCATAGGTGGCGACCACGCTGCGTCTGCCGCCCTCCTCGACCGCCTGGTACTGCTTGTCCGGGACGAACGATATCGTCCCCATACGGCCCAGGCCCTCAGGGCCGATGACCCGGCCCGTTACTTTCGCGTACCCAGTCACGAAGCCTCCTTCGACTTGACCCTATCGATCCTATCGTGAAGACTATCGACTTCGTTGTAAAGATGAGACCTGTCAGCCCTCGCGTCGTTCCGGACGCCCTCGATCTGCCCCTCCAGGCTATGGAGGCGCACCCCCTGGTCGCGGACCGTCTCCCGAATGCCCTCAAGGTTCTCCGCGAGCACATCCAGACGATCCAACACCGTCCCGAACTTCTCGTCCAAATCGTCCCTCAAGTTAGCCTCATGATTGTTGTGCACCCCGTCTGCCGCCGACTCAGCGGCGTTCGCGGCCCTCACTAGGTGAGCGTTCATGCGGGAGAGCCTATCGTCGGCCTCCTTCTGCTGCCGCTTCAGACGAGTGGTGAGGCGCGCCATGCAGGCGGCCAGCAGGGCCACCGCGGCCGCGACCAGGTCCGGAGACGTCAGGACCGCCATGATCGGTCCTACTGGCCCTGCCGACCACATGCGTCAGCCTGCCACGTGGGTAGGCGTGTGCGGGGGCTCCGCGGTAGCGATCGCGGTGTCAGTGCGCCGCGCATCCCCGATGGACGTCAGCACGGACAGCAGGACTGCCGTGGCCGTGATTGACAGGGCAGACTTCACATCCCAGTCCAGGATACCAACCCCAACAGTCAACGTGGAGGCGAGGACCTGAGCGAAGGTCTTGAATGCGCGCTCAAACACGCCGTTCCAGAAAGTGCGGGTGAACATGACTACTTCTTCTCCTTCAGGGCCTTAGCTACGGCCTCGTCGATCATCTTAGGCAGCTCGGATACGACCTCCAGGAGAGCCCCCTGGGCGGCTAGGGCCGACTGCTCACGCCACTTGTCCTGGAAGGTCTCCCACCCGACAGCGCCCATGGTGATGGCGCGCTCGAACTGGTGCATGGTGGCGTTGGCCGTGTCGGTGCCGGTGTCCTCGCGGGCCTCATTTGCATCGTAGCAAATGCGGTCGTAGAAGTCGGGCCACAGGAACTTCGGCTCCCCGAGCGCCTGCTTGTACGCCTCCATGATTATGCCGCTGACGCGCTGCACCTGACAGCCGTCGCGAATTATTGCGTACTCCTTCTCAGAGTCGCGTTCGGTGTAGATGAAGAGCATTAGTCTCCTTCCAGCAGCTAGGGGGCGGGACCTCCGCCCCACCCCCTAGTCTACTCGAACAGGCGTTCGATCATGACCCCGGGTCATACATAAGTCGACCGGTGTCTGCCCATGACCTGTTCAGGGCCTCCTGGAGGACAGCGCAGGTAGCGCGGCCCCACTCCCCGTCGATGAACTGCGCAGCGGACCAGTCCGGGGCGAACCGCCGCCACACATCGGACTCGGGCATGCCCGGCACCCAGTTCCACGCCCAGAACTGGAACGCCCGGTAAATGTCAGACGTCCAGGCCCCGTCGAGGGCGAGCTCACGCTTCCCGATGAGGTTCTGCATGTGGTCCGGGCCGACGGCGTCATTCAGGTAGCGGGCCATGTTCGCGACAGCGAACGGTTCGCTGTAGTCCCACGCGCCGAGGACGCGGCGGAAGCGGCGGGCGGTGGGCGGGTCCCAGATACCGTTCACCTGGATCACCCCGTACCCGTCCAAGGCCTGATTCACGGGCTTGGGGGACACCATCGCATCCCAGTCCGCGTCGCTTCCGTGGAATCGGTTCAGGTCCAGGCTGCCGCCATAGTTAGGCAGGTGGCCGTCCTCCGTGTACTGATGCACCAGGGGCGTACCCCAGTACGGGACCTGCGGGCACTCCGGGTCGCCCCAGCCGTCGTAACGGTCGGAGTACCACTGGCCGCCCGCATACCAGAGCGGGTAGCGGGCCGAGACGTTGCTCCAGTCGTAGCCCCGGCATGCGGACCCATTCATGTAGATACCAGGAGTGGCCCCGGTCAGGGACGCAACCTGGTCCAGCCAGGCCCCCGCCCATCCAGCACCCTGCCCGACGGCGTCAGCCTCCCAGTCGAGCCAGAACGTGGCCCGACCGATGTAGGCGGAGACAGTGTTCACGAAGAACTGGGCCTGCGCGTCGATAGAGCCGGGGCGGGCGAAGTGGTAGAAGCCGATCCGCTTCCCCGCAGAGAGGGCCTCAAAGGCCTGCGTGTGCATGTAGGGGTTGACGTAGTCGTCATCCTCGGTGGCCTTGATGATGACGAAATCCGAGGGGATAGCCCCCAAGTCTGCGCCGGACTGGTGCGAGGACACGTCAATGCCGAACGCGATGCTCTTCGACGGCGGCGGGGCCGGGGCTGGGGCTGGAGTCCCCTGCGGGGCCGCGTGAGCGAACTCAGGCCATTGCTGCACGAACGTAGCGTCATCGAACCTATGGCAGGACGTCCAGGTCCCGCCCTGAGTGTTCGGGTGCGAAGAGTAGCGGACGGTGCGCGTCTCACTGCCGGTCGTATCACCCGCGTAGCCGTCGATTGAGCCGTCCTCAGCGATCCACGCCTCTGAGACGAGGGGGTCGCTACCGTCCTCGACGGCAACCACGACGTGCCCGGTGCCGCCCTCGTTCCCGGCGGAGAGGATAATGTCTCCGGCTCGGAAACCGCCGAGGGGGCACAGGTCGGCGTCGTTCCACGGCACCTCCGGGAAGCCCCGGGCCTCCAGGCCGCCACGCATGTTCCCGGTCCAGTAGTTGTCGATCTCCGGCAGCGCCGGGTGGCCCCACGGCACCCCGTAGGCGACGTGCAGCCCGTAGCAGGCGCAGCCACACGCCAGGGACGAACAGTCCGCATTCTGCGGGGTAGTCACGTAGCCGAGCTCGTCAGCGTTCGTGAACCACGACCGGCGCTCCGGCTGGCTGTATCCGATGTCCGCGACGTCAGCCAGATACCTGGCCTGGGCCGCGATAACACTCCCTACGCTCACTTGGCCTCCTTAACGGCCTCCAGCTGGGCGACGCGCTGCTCAGCGACCACAGCCCTACGTGTCAGGGCAGCGATCTCCAGGGTCAGGGCGTTGATAACGTCCAAGGCATCCACCTGGGCTTCCTCAGCCATTGATACTCTCCTTGCTAGTAGCGGTTTCAGGGTTCGGGGCGGGGCCGTATAGGCCTCCCCCAAGGGTAACTGGGGGTTCAGGGTCCCCGCCCCCCTGACCTGGTTCAGGTGGCGACGGCGGGCCCAGCCTCCACGGAGACTCGCGAGCATAATCGCGCATGATCGGCTCGTTAGTCTCCGGGTCAGTGTCCGCATCAATCATGCGGGCACCCTTAACGAGGACAGGAACCTCACTCCCGGGGGCGCCGGTGACGTGCACCTCCCACAAGTCACCGGAGCGGTCCAGCCGCGCTGATGCCCCATCCCCGGTTAGAACAATCCACGGGGCCTTCTTCGAGGCGATAGCGGGAACATAGTCTGGTAGCGTCCAGACCGCCCGCCCGGAGCCGTCAAGAGTGACCTGCTCCCAGTACTCGATCCCGTCGTATGGGGATTCGGTACAGGAGTGGTCAAGCCACAGGCCCCCGCGCTCCGCGGTAAGACGCGGAACGCGCATAGTGAACTTCTTGCCGCTCGTGATGTGTACGCCATCAGACCCAATCCACACCTGATTGGAGGGGTCGTATTCCATTGTGATGGCGGAGTTATTCCCCCACAGTCCCCCGCGCGCCCATGTGGTGGGACGGATGTTGTAGTTGGCTGTCCCGACATACAGACGCGGAGTATTGTCGCTCTTTGTCCCGAAAGATATGCCCTGGTCGTTCATCCACATGTACACGTCCTTGGCCTGCAAGTTAATGCCGCCAGCGTTGAACGAGAACGACGCGTTAGACACAGGCGTGTACATAGAGATAGCCGCCGTGCCGATCGTTATATACGGAGACTTCCACGACAGATTCTTCTGAATTGGCCCCTGGATAGTAAGCGATGGGTCACCGGTTGAGGCCTTCTCTAAAGAGATAGTCCCATCCCACCAGTCATCCTCAAAAGACCTAAACGAAAGGCCGCACCCAATTTTCTCGCCGTTGGGGCCAACATCCGTCAGCGTGTTCCTGTACACGATGTTGTTAAAGAACACCTCAGACCAAGTGTCGCGGCGGCCGAGGCGCCCATCCAGAATGATCTCACCGGTGACGGCGTTGACGTCCAGGGACTTCCAGCCATTAGAGTCATACACCTGGAGACCGTAATCACTGATTTTCAGGCCACGATTCGTTTCTTTACTAGTCTGGATGGTGGCGCCGGTAATGACCTGCCCATCCAACGCGCCAACCTGTATTTTATCCGCGGAGATCGAGTTCGCGGCGATCATCCCAGCTTTGATCTTCTCGAACTCACCCTCCTGGGCGGTCATGATCCGCGCCCAAATATGGCGGGCAGTGAGGTCCACGAAGGAAGCGTTACCGGTGACGGTCAGCTGGTCGGTCGTCAGCTCCAAGAACCGGCCCACATCGGAGGCGATCTTCCGGGCCGCGATCTCATTGATCGACGCACTCCCGGCAGTGAGCTTACCGACATCGAGGTTCGAGATGTGTTCGTTGGTGATCTGCATCCGCTCCCACCGGGAGCCGGTCCAACGCCACTCGTCGACGATATCCAGGGTGATCGCGTCCTGTACGCGGCAGGTGTCGCCGACGGCCTCACCGTTGAATGGGGGCTCGGTAGAGGCCACGCCTTTGATGTAGAAGACCTGCCCGAACGTCGTGCGCATGCGCCGGACGGCAGACTCGATAGCTGAGCCAGCCAGCTTGGAGGCCGCGAGACTGTAGTTATCCCCAGCCTCCTCCCACCGCCAGCCCTTGGGGCTGTAGACGACCGTCGAGTCTGGGGCTGTCCGGGAGTGCGAGGGTGTCGACTGGCCTGGGGACGCGAACCCCGGGCTGGTTACGTACTGGCCGCCCCTAGCTTTTGGGTCCGCTGCGGCCGGGTTCTGGGGGCCGGGCATCAGGACGCCTTAATGATGAAGGGGAACGCAATGTACGGGGGCCGGTTCTCGTGCGCCTGGTTACCGCCAGCGGGCTTAGCTATCAGGCCGGACGCGGACCCCTGCTCAGTCGTCGAGAGCGCCTGCCACCCGGTTCCTGAGGTCAGGTTCGACACGTACATGCCGACACCATTCATCATCGCCGTCCCGGCCTTACCGCCGATATCGTGCGTATGGGACGGCATCTGCTGCTGGGAGAGGACAACCTGTGCGGCACCGCCGGTCGCGCCGATGGAGTAGGAGGCGCCAGCACCGGTGGGGAACCGGTCCCGAATATCTGGCACCCTGAAATTATCCCCAGTCGTCGACCCGTAAGTCGTGCCGATCACAGCGAACAGCTTCGCGTACGTATTCCGGTTCAACAGCTGCCCATTACACGTGAACCACCCATCCGGGGCCGCGGAACCGGCGAACGGCATGATCGCCCCAACCGGGATAAGCAGCCTAGCCGCCTCCATGATGGCATCCCGCATGGACTGTAGGCGGGAGGTGACCGACGAATCCAGAGTCCCTACCCGGGTCTCCAAGTTCGTGACACCCTGAGTGGCGGCACTAATACCCGACTCCATACGGGTCAGGTCAGCGGCAGTGATACGAGTCTCCCCCGCACCAAAACCGTCCTTCCACTGCTTAGTAGCTACATACGGCTGCACTACTTATCTCCTTCTGCTCGGAGAACGAATACGCGGGCATCAGGAGCCACCCAGATACTCGCCCCAATCTTACCCTCATCCGGCGGGATAGGCCCGGCGCTCACCAGCGACTCAGCTACCTGGGTCATCGACTCCGTGAGATGCTTCATCTCCTTCAGAGTCCCCTCGCGGGCGGCCTGCTGAAGAGCGTCCGAGCCCTTGAGCTTATCCTCAACCTGCTTAGCGATAGCGTCAGCGTCGATGTTCTGCTCAAGCTTGATCGTCGCTCCCGCAGACCAGTCCGACTTATTCCCGGACCGGTCGTAGGAGCGGAGCTTCACCTCATAGTCGCGAATCTCCAGGCCAGCGATCGCTGTCCGCTGCATGGGGGTTGGCATGTCCGTGACAGCCTCAGCTGGCCTGCCCGGGTGCTGGACACTGACCTCCACGCCCCGGTAGTCGAGGGGCATGTTCTCCCCCCGGGAACCCTTGAAATCCCAGTAGACATTCAACACGCCGAGCGTCTGTGACACGACAGGCTTCGACGGAACCGGCGGCGGCTCCACATCGGAGGCCATCGTCGCCTTCACCTCATCCGACCAGTTCCCCACACCATCGTTGTTGGTGGCGCGGACCCAGAACCGTTGCTTCGACCCCGGGGGGAATGGGCCGATGGACGCCTGATTCGACCGGGTGGTGAACGAGGGTCCAGCGTTCGCGCCTTCCTCCCAGACGGCGATCTCATAGCCGGTGACCTCGACGGCGACGTTCTGCGTATCCGTGGTGACTGGACCCCAGGAGAGGGAGGCGACGGCGGCGGGGAACCCGTTCGCCTGGATGATAGCGTGTGAGGAGACGACCAGGCCGCCGGGCTTCTGCGGCCAGTTCTTCTTCACGTCCGGGGTGGGCTTCTGCCCCGTCGGCGTGGTAGCGAGCCCCACGATGCCTTTCGTGCGCTTCGTCAACCGGCCTAGAAGAGAGTCGAGGACCGTCCCGAACGTCGTGTGCCCGGTGACCCCATTCGCCCCCTTGGTGATACTGATCTGGACGACTTGGAGCTTCTCCATCCCGCTCAGGCGCTCCACCATGATCCAGTCGCCGAGCCGGTAGTCCTCCCACGGGAGGAGATGCACGTCGGTGGCTTTCCACTCCCGCTTGATCTGCTCACTCACGTGCGCCCCGGACTTCAAGGTCGCCTCAGCCACGAGCCTGGCGGTGGCCTCCAACTCCACACCACCGGCCTCGACGATCTTCTCGATCCGCCGCATGCTGGTGGGGGCGAGATCATTGTGGATTCGCCACTTACGGCCGCCCTCCCCCTTGACGAGGACGTCGGTACACATATCCCCCCACGTCTTCGCCTCAGGGGCGCCGGTGAGCATCGTGGACAGGGGCCAGCGCACGCTTGCCGTGAGGTCGCGGGCCTGAGAGCTGTCCGCGTTGTACACCTTCAGGGTGCGGCCCTGCCACACGGTGTCGATCATCCCCAGGTCACGGAGGGAGTCGACGATCTGGAGGATACTGATCGACGGGTCAAAGTATAAGGTGACGATCTTCGCCCACGGGTGGTTCGCTGAGTCGGCCTTCGTCGTACAGTCGAGAGTGAGGCCCTTACCCCAGCCGCGCGCCACGGCAGCGTCCCACACGGTGCGCAAAATCTCACCCGGGTTCCGGGACAGGAACTTGTACTTCCCCTCCTTATCCTCACTCCCCGCGGGGACGGACCAGACGAGAGCCTCCTTCAAATAATCGCTCACGTGGATCGCGTCGACGGTGCGGGAGTCCGTGCCCGGGTTCTTGATGTTCGACTCGGTTTTCTGGGTCACGAACCGGGAGTCCGGCATCTCACGCCAGTTACGGCCATCGAAGGTCGCCTCGATAGCGACCTCGATCTCCTCCTCCAGGAGGTGCCCCCGGACAGCTTTACTGCTGGGCGCGTAGTTCATCTGGAGGGTCGCAGCCTGCCCCCTAGGGCAGGTGACCGTCATATCCAGACTGTCAGGGAGGATACCGATGCGATCCCCGCCCACACGGTAGGCGACAGCCTGGATCGCCATCCCATGGTGGAAAGCCCTAATCATCAGTACGCCTTCCTAGCCCGAGCATACCCGGTGCCGCCGGTGACGAGGACGGCGATCTTCCCGTCCGGGCCGGGCGTCAACCTGAACCCGCCGGGGGACATGTTGATCTCCCCGGACACGTCCGTGTTCGTGGGGGCGATATTCCACCCGTCATGGGCCTGTTTGACCGCGTAGTAGGTTGCTACGTCGATGAGGATGCGCTGGCCGCCGGTGACGGTGCCGCGCCATGAGAGCGTCGTCCCGGATACCTGGTCCAGGACGGTGACCGCGTTGCTCGTGGGCAGCAGCATGATCTGCGCGTCCGTGATGGGGGCAGAACCTCCGGACAGAAACTTCATATCGGAGAGCTCCTGCACCGTATACTCGCGGTCCTTCCAGACACCTTCCACGGCCTCGAATACCGCGACCGTCTCGATGATCCACTCGCGGTGACGGTAGGTCGGTTGGGCTATGCTCTGGAGCCTCACGAGGGCGTCCCTGGCCCCAACACCGTCGGGCTTGTAGGTGAGGGTGGAGAGGCGGGAAACGCCCCGCAGGCGGGCCTGTAGAGCGATCCAGTTCTGCTCCAGGGCAGCCCGGGTGGCCCCCTCCACCATGAACGCGATCGTCACGGTGAACGTCCCCCACACCTCCCCGACCCCGTCGAGCACCCCGCTACGGGAAGGAACTTCCGTAGAAGACAATCTCGGAGCCGGGATAGCCGGTAGGAGCGTCCCCTCCATGACACGCCACCTACCCGGCTGGTCCAGGTCAACCCCATCCAGGGCGTACTCGCTGCTCATGCCACCATCCTACAGGGCGCCCGCGAGACGGATACCATCAGCGACATCATCCCTGGTCTGGGAGTCGCGTTGTTGCTGCGGATAGTTATTCGTAATGTTGACGACCGTCCCATGGCCGCGGTTCTCAGCCGGGACCAGGCGGCCACCGACCGTCTTGTTCTCCCCACCGGCCTGCTTAACGGCCTTGCTGTAGTCCCCGGTCACGTTGGCAGCCATCTTCGGGGCCACATCCATCGTCAGGTCACTGGTGAAATCGGTCAGAGAGCTCTTCACAGCCCCGTAGGACTCCTCCAGGCCCTCCTGGAAGCCCTGCATGACCAGGCGGCCCGCCTTCCTCAGGATGGTCTTATCAGTCTGCTCAGGCCCCTTCCACGAAGGCAGCTTACTCGTCAGTGACTTCAGACTGTTCTGCACAGCCGAGAACTTCGACTTCAAACCATCGAGGAGACCCTGAATGACATTCTTACCGGCATCCCACAACCATCTCCCCGCGTTGGAGAAGATATTCTTGATGGAGTTCGGCAGCCCCTTCACCGCGTTCACGACCGAAGTAATGTGATTGGTGATGGCGTTGATGATGCCGTTCCAGGCAGCCGACACGCCGGACTTAATCAGCTCCCACCCGGCACTAATCGCGTTCCCCAACAGCGCCCACGCGGCCTTCGCGATAGCCACAATCATGTTCCCGAACCCTGTCCACGCAGTGACGAAGAAGTTCCAGAACCCGCTGGCGATCTGCTTGATACCCTCCCACACCAAAGACCAGTCGCCCTTAATGATCCCGAGCACCACGTTGATGATGCCCTGGATGACCTGCATCGCCGCCGTAATCACGCCAGCGATCGTATTGAAGATCACCGTCACGATCGGCATCAACGCCTGCACAACCGTCCCAATGAGCTGGAAAGCCGGAATCAGTAGACCAGTAATGGCCTCAACGATCGGCGGAATCAACGGGACCAGCGCCGCCAACAGCTCATTGATGATCGGCGCCAGCTGCGTGAACAACTCCTGAAGGATCGGGCCAAGCGCCTGAATCACCGGCATCAGCAACTCACCAAGCTGCTGAATAATCGGGGTCAGCAGCACCGCCAGCTGGGAGAACACCGGCGCCAACTGCTCAATCAGAGTCGCCACCAGCGGCGCCACCGCCGCCAGCAGAGTCCCCATAACCGACGCGACCGCACCGAACGCCTGAGCCAAAGCAGGCATAGCCGGGGCAAGAGCCTGCACCGCCTGCAACACGCCCTCGAAGAACATGATGAGGCCCTCCTGGAACGCCGGGTCCTGAAGAGCCGTAGAGATACCCTTCAACCCCACCTCGATGATCTGCCCAATCAGCGGCAGAATCAGCGACAGTGTTGGGGCCAGCGACACGAACGCCTCACCCAAAGACCCGACCCCGGCGAACGCATGCCCAGCGGCCTCCCCCATGGCGGAGAACACCTGAGTCAGCGTCGACTGGAACAGTGGCCCGTTCACGGCCTTGTTCGCCTTATCCAGGGCCGCGGCGATCGAATCGATCGGGGCTGACCCCGCAGCCATCGCCTTGAACAGGCCACCGATGATCCCCCCGAGATCAACGACGATGTCCTTCAACGTTCCGAACGCCCGGGCTGCGGAGCGGATCGACTGGTCCATCTTCCCCGACTCGGCGGCCTTCGTCGCCCACGCCTCGAAGGAGAACGCGAGGTTGTTCGCCCAGACGGCGATCTCCGGCAGGTACTTCGCACCCACCTCCCCGAGGGTGAGGAGCCCGTTCGTGAACGCCGCCGCGCCCGCACCACCAACGCTCAGGGCGTCACGCAGGTAGGTCAGGGAACGCTCGAACCCCGGGATATGGTTGTTAGCCGCCTCCGCTACGGCGGCCGTCATCACACCCATCTCAGCCGCCACCTCAGTGATGATCGGCGTCAGCGCACCAATCGCCCCGGTAGCGAAGT